GTGTATATTATTATGTAAGTGGTAATAGTAATCCGTTATACAACGGTTATGCTATTTGTTCAGCAAGTACTACAACTAGTATTACACTAAATTATCCATTCAATCCCGGAACATACAGTAATGCTACTACAACGACTATAACTAGAGAAGCAACTAATGGTTCAAGTTCAACTCTTGGTATCAGTGCGCCGTTTAGTTTAATTAATGCATTTAATCCGCGCCTAGGATATCCAGGTTCCGAGACTGCTCAGATTACTACACGTATTTCAACAACTCGTGTAACAGGGCATGACTTTTTAAATATCGGTACTGGAAGCTATAATACCACAAACTGGCCGACTGTTATTTACGGAAATCCAAGTATAGCGGCTGATCAAACCAAAGAAGTATTAGAAGAAGGTGTGGGTCGTGTATTCTATGTTACAACTGACCAAAACGGTATCTTCCGAGTAGGACGATTCTTCAGCGTTGACCAAGGTACTGGTAGTGTTACATTCTCAGCGTCAATTGCGTTGAGTAACCTAGACGGACTTGGATTCAAACGTGGTGTAGTTGTTGCTGAATTTTCAACAGACTCAGCAATGACTAATAATGCATCTGATACTGTATCAGTACAGAGTGCTGTTCGTGGTTTTGTTGACAGACGCTTAGGTCTCGACTACGGTGGCAATCCTATATCGGCAGCAACATTAATCGGCCCAGGTTACTTGGCGCTTAATGGTGCATTGGCTATGAAGGGCGGCCTTAACATGGCCCTGTACACTATTAATAATTTGGCTGCGCCAGTAGGTAACTCCGACGGTGCAAATAAATTATATGTTGATACACAAGTTACAAGCATTGACTCAATTAGAAAACTTAAAGATGTGGCAGCAACGCTTACATCAACTGTTGCTAATGGCAATTATCTAGTTTACGATAATGCCATTACTAACGTAGGTGGAACTAGTGGTGGTTGGAGAAACGTGCCAATACCGACCGGTGATGTTAATACAACATTTAATGCTGGTGCAGGTACACTGACAACTGCTATCCAGTCCGGTGTTGTAGTAAATGCCATGGTCAGTGCTAGTGCAGGTATTGTACAAAGCAAGTTAGCCATGACCGCGGCCAGTACTCGTGCTAATGCTACCGGTATTGCACAAGCAGATTTAGGACTAGCAAGTTTTAGTAATACACAGTTTACAGCATCGAGTGGTTGGATAACATTACAAACCTCAAGCAATACAACCACCGGTGTTACATATAACAAGATTCAATATGTAAGCGCAGGCACTATAATTGGTAATAGAACTTCAAGTGCGGCTGCTCCAAGCGAGATGACTCCTGTACAGGTTGTCACAGACGGTAATGGTATCAGCAATGGATCGTTTACAGCGGTGGGTGTAATGACAGTTGCATCGACAGCTGACTCATCGTTTAATAGCGTACTTAATAGTGGCGGCGGAAATACGTATGCAGTGACTCCAGTTTCAGTTGCTAATGCAGTCAGCAGTATTGTTAAGAGTTCGTCAGATAAGAGTGTTGATGTAGGTTCATTAAAAATCAACACCTACCCAATATTGTCTGTTATTAGTAGTACACAATTATCAGTAACCACTCCTGGAGCACAAACAGTAATTGTAGCCAGTGGTACAAACGCTAGCAACGCTGTAATTACTACAACTGGTACACTAGATACTAGCAGTGGTACATTAAAAGCAACAGCAATTACTACAGGTGCTCCTGCAACTACTGGTACTATTGTAGGACAGTGGGCAGTCCAAGCGTCAAGTCAAATTGATCTTACACTTGGTACACTGAGATCAACAACACTTACAACAGGTGCTGATGCTACAACTGGTACTATCCAAGGTACGTGGTCATTGACCGGCGCAAGTAAAATGCAAGCTACCTATGCTGACTTGGCTGAGTACTACGAAGGTGATCAACAATACGAACCAGGAACTGTTTTAATATTTGGTGGTGATAAAGAAGTTACCACAAGTAGCACATTTAATGACACTAGACTAGCGGGTATAGTTACAACTGATCCGGCTTATGTCATGAACAAAGACCAAAAGGGCATTGCAGTATGTCTAGCACTAGCAGGTCGTGTTCCATGTCGGGTAGTAGGTCGTGTTAAGAAAGGCGACTTGTTAACCACAAGTGCAACTCCTGGTTGTGCTGTTAAAGCAACTAATCCACAAATAGGTAGTGTTATTGGTAAAGCTATCGAGGATAAAGACTACGATAGTGTGGGTGTTATCCAAGTAGCGGTAGGGAGAGCATAATGGCACGTCTAAATATAAACATTGGTCAGTCGGCAAACGACAAGAACGGAGATCCGTTACGCACTGCATTTTCAAAAGTAAATGCAAACTTTACTGAACTGTATGCTGGTGCTGGAAACGAAACACAGTTAACTAATGGTAGTTATACACTTACCCTTGGATCAACTGGAACTACAACATTTCCGGGTGGTTATCTTAAGGTAGTACCAAATGGTGCAAATCCGTATATCAGCAATAGAACAGACAATGGTCTTGGGTTGGTGTCGGGATCTGCTGTTCAGATAAGGCAGTCAGTTGCAGATGCATACGGCATCACTATCGATAGTTCAACTACTGATACTAGTCTAGGTGGAGGTGCATTATTGGCCAGTGGTAGTAGCATTGATGTTAATGGCACTAAGATTATTCTTGGTAGGTATGATGTTAATTATGCTGATGCTAATAATGGTCTAACTGTCCAAAATAAAATTGAAATCAATAACAACGATATTCTCATCGGACAATATGTGTCCACACTTTCGAGCGGTACTACTACTTCAGCTTTTGTTGGTTGGACCTTCAACAAATATGGTACACTAACATTCCCAGATGCAACTGTTCAGACCACAGCCTATACTGGGACAAGTACTACTAGAAGTGTTGGATCAGTTGCAGGTGCAGGCACAGTTACAATAAATTATAGCACTGATAGACTAGTCCGAGCCACAGCCACAGGCAGTACTTTGACCATTGCGCATAGTAATATTGCTGTCGGCAAAGTAGTAGATTTAGTGATATCAAATACCAGCGGTGCGTCTTGTACAGTTACATACGGCGTACCAAACGGCAACACTATTGGCAGCACTTCAACGTTTGCTATTGGGAATGGTACTACCCATGTATTCACTTGCAGAAGTTTTGGAACAACAACCACTGACGTGTATGTCACAGTAGTCTAATTACGGTAAATATTAAAAGAGAGCAAATATTATGGCAATTCAAACAATTAATTTAGGTAACTATGCAAATGATGGCACTGGAGACGATCTCAGAGTCGCCTTTACTAAAGTTAATGCAAACTTTGCTGAATTAAACGCTTCGGCTGCGATTGTAAACGGCGTTAACGTAGGAGCAGGCGTTGGTGTATTTTTTGCAAAAGATACAACTAACTTGCAATTTAAATCATTAACCAGTACAAATAGTTCAGTTACTATTTCTAGCACAGGCAATACTGTTAACCTGGCGGCCATAACTAGATTACAAAGTGATCCTAATCCAACGTTAGATGCAAACTTAAATCTCAACAATCGATATGTATATGGTGGAGACTTACAAAGTACGGTCTACGGTTATGATGTAATGTTGCTCAATGCATTAGTACAGGTTATGTTAGAATCAGGAAATTTTAATGTCGACTTTGGAACCTTTTTAGCTCCCCGTGGCGGTGAAACTAATATTAGAGGTTACACTTTTGATATGGGTCAATTTGCATTTGCACAGCCTGCCAATCAAATCAATTTTGGAACGTTTGTATAACAATGCCACTAACCGTCTGGAATCAACCGTCGGGCTATAGTTTTGGTACATTCCCCGAAGCAGTTAGCCTAACACTAGCTCTACCGATAACGGTCGGAAGTAATGTCATTACATTGACTGTTATTTCAGGGTCACTGCCTCGAGGTTTGCGTATAGCAGGCACAACGATCACTGGATCGCCGACTATCTTAGATAACAATAAAACCAGTTCATTTTGCATACGTGCATCAAACGGTGTTGATATATCAGATAGAACTTTTTACATGTCAGTTACATCTAATAATGAACCTACGTTTATTACACCGCCTGATGAATTGCTAATCGGTAAACAGATGTATGCACTTGATCAGACCTACATTAATTTCCAGTTGGAAGCATTTGATCTAGGTACTGCTATTGGACAAACTCTAACTTATTTTATAGCATCCGGAGATGGAGAATTGCCTCCAGGACTAACGCTAACCAGCACAGGTTTAATATCAGGTTTTATTTCTCCAGTGTTGAGAATAACAGTTGCTGATGGTGATGGTACATACGATACTACATTTTATGACGGGGTAGCTTATGACTTTGCTACCGTATCAACAAATGGATATGATAGCTATATCTATGATAACGTATTTTATGATTATAATTTAGCAGAGCGCAGACCTTCTAGTTTAAGTAGAAACTTTCAATTTAGAGTCACCTTAACTGACGGTAACAACTATACACAACGACTGTTTAGAATTTTCGTCATCGGTGATGACTCATTCAGAGCTGACAGCACAGTTAACGATAGCCTTGCTGGGATTTTTACTGCTGACTCTACATATCTAAGACAGCCAGCATTTAGCACATTAAGTGATTTAGGAACATACAGAGCAAACAACTATATTACTATTCCAATCGAGCTGTATGATAACACTCAAGTGATCATGCGTCTAGAAGCAACTAATCAAGAAATATTTGCCACTACCTATCAAGTCATTAATACTGACAATACAAGAAATGGCACTACGTTGACTATTGCAAATGCTACCGGAACTCCGGTCATTGGGCAATACTTAACTTTTAGTAATTACTATGATCAGGCCAGCGGTGTTAATTACCGAATCCTAGGAGTAACAAATTTAGGTAATAAAAGTTATCGATTGACACTCAACGGAACATTGGCTGTAAACATACCGGACGATATTGGGTTTTATATCGGTACATTGAGTACCTTACCTCCGGGATTGGCATTTGATATTAACACTTCTGAGATTTATGGAAACTCACCCTACCAACCAGCTGTTACTAAATCTTATAGATTTACCATTACTGCTGAAAGATTCAGTGAAGATGTAGATCGTGTAAGTTCATCAAGAACATATAATATAAACTTAATCGGCGACATTGACAGCGTTATTAAGTTCACTACAGGCAGTGCATTGGGTACAATACCAGCTGAATACAACAGTACTCTTAAAATCGAAGCAGTAACATCAATTTATGGTGGGCAAGTTATACACAAAGTAATCGGTGGAAAATTGCCACCCGGCTTGACCTTAAGTCCAGATGGCGAAATCATCGGAAGAGTAAATCAATTTTACTCAGCTGCCAAGGGTGCAGGATTGATCACTATCAATAACGGTGCTACAACGTTTGACGGGGGTACTACCTCTTTTGATAGAAGCTATACATTTACAGTCCAGGCCCAGGATCAATATAATTACAGCGCAGTAACTAAATCATTTACTATCAAGCTATCTACACCTAATGTGTTTAGTTATAGTAATCTTCGAGTACAGCCATATCTAAAAGCGTCACAGCGAGCTAGCTGGCAAGCATTTATTAATGACAACACTATCTTTACTCCCGATAGCATTTATAGAACGAACGACCCAGTATTTGGAGTCCAGGCGTCGTTAAGTATGATTGCATACGCAGGTATTGAGACTAAAACTGCGGCGGCATATGTCGGTGCTATCGGATTAAATCATAAAAATAAGCGATTCGTCTGGGGCGATATTAAAAAAGCACT